ATGCCTATTTTAGATTTTGACAAACTTACACCTGATAATCAGGCTGTAAAAGACTTGAAAGACCTTATTCAGTTAACAGTCTTTCAAAACGAGGACATGGAGCGTTTCATGACGTTTATGCCCAATGTGACTAACGGTAAAAAAGCTGGTTTTATCGGTGAAATGGAAGATGTCGGAGTAGCCGGCTCCGGATGCGACCCTGAATATAAAAAAGTGGCTATCGCTGCCGCCCAAAAGGAATGGGAAATCGGGGATTGGCAAATTCCTTTGGAAATGTGCTATACAGACTTGGAAAACACCATTGCCAAGTACTGCCTTAAAACGGGAACAAATATAGGAGACCTGACATCGACCGAATATATGGACGGTATTGTACTGCCGAAGCTGTCTGAAGCTATGATGAAAATGATGTGGCGTTTTACATGGTTTGGAGATAAATCAGCAGCGTCTGTCACTGGAGGTGGTCAAATCACTGACGGAGTAAACATCGAACTATTTAAAACATGTGACGGTTTTTTCAAACGTCTGTTTGCCATCTGTACCAACAATACCGGACAGCACACTGAAATTGCAGCCAACGCAGAAGAATCATATGCATTACAAAAATCAAAGATGAAAGAAACAGGCATTGCCACATCAATATTCGATGCGATGTTGCAAGATGCCGACAGCCGGATTTTCCAAAAAGACGGATGCGCAATTTTCGCCACCAAGTCAATGTGCGATGCTCTGACTCACGATATGAAAGAAAAGTACAAGGTAATCATGCCCTGGGAAGTTGTATTTGACGGTGTAGAGGTCAGCAAATACGATGGAACAACCATCGTTAAATGTTCCATTTGGGATAGATTTATTCAAGCCTATCAGAACAACAAAACCAAACTTAACTTACCGCATCGTGCTGTTTTATGTTCTCCTGAGAACTTGATGTATGGATGTGAGGGCACCGAACCGATGTCGGACTTGGATATTTGGTTTGATAAGAAAGCCCGCAAGAACTACATTTATTCAACAGGAAAATTAGGCTCCATGATTGGCGAAGATGAGTTGGTACAGGTAGCATACTAACGAAAAGAGCAAATATGGCAATATGTGATATAACAATCAAAAAGGACATCGCACCATCGTGCGATGATCCTATCGTTCCCGGGCTGGAACAGGAAGGTGTGATAATGAATCGCGCAGACGTGGATTTCGGTGCGGTTACATTCAACGCAACCCGTAAGAATGTGATCGAAACTCTTGCACTGAAAACAGGTAAAAAAGGTTACAAGGTACAGGTATTCGGTGCAACCCCCTTTACAGGTACCAATACAGCCTTGGCAACAGGAACCTATCGTAACACGTTCACTAACACAGTGAACATGGTTGTATTAGCAAATGACCCCGATGTATGCAATGACATTATTGATGGGCTTGCTAACGGTGATTTTGTCGTTGTATTGGAAAATAAAGCTAAAGGGTTAAATAAAACCGAGAATCCGGGAGATTCAGCTTTCCAGGTTTACGGTTACTACCAAGGTTTGAAAGCCGCAGAGATCGGCAATGACAAGTATTCCGAAGAAACGGAAGGGGGATGGAATATCTCTTTGCAAGAAACCAAGGTTCCCAAATCAGCATTATTCTTGTACAAAACATCTTACGATGCGACAAAAACGCTTGTTGAAACACTGACAAAACCAACTGAATAATTATGGAGTTAGAAGAAGTGGTTGATAAATTAAAGGAGCTAGGAGATCTTCCCTCCTACTCCTCTTCTGATAAATCGGAGATAGAAAGATTGTACAAGGAAGTATTAGGAAAAGAATTCACTAAGACATCATGTAACGACTGCTATCGCGATGCTGTAATCGAAATGACTGTTTACATCAAAAAGAATAACCGTATGAAAGAAAAATGTAATTATATATTAAAGAATGGTGTCCTGCTTCAACCGGAGTTCGGAAGCAATAAAATGTACACTAATGACAACCTCACTGATGAAGTTGCTGAAAAGTACCTTGCCAAAAATCCGAAAGGTGAAATTTATTTCGCCCATGTACCTACGGACTGGAAAGAACGTGTTAACAAATGTGGATACAATCAAAGCCTGCTTGATTCAATGGTAGAATCATTGCAAGACGGAGTTTCTGAAGAATCCGTGGCTGACACGTTGAAAGATTTCCAAATCAACGGCAAGAAGATCAGTAAAAAAGCTCTGAATCTGCATCTAAACAAGGCCATTGAAATTGTGAACGCAATGAATGGAGAAGGCGAAGATAAAGTTGAATAAAAGAAATAAAGGACGAACGTAAACCTCGCGAATATGAGAGTAAGAGATCTAAAAAAGAAAAGCAGTAACCGCATTGATACAAGCTATTTACAAAATCTAGGAATTCAAGCCTACGGACAGGACAACCTATATCCGCAGACATTAAAGAATATCATTGCTGCAAGCTCTACTGCATCTGAATGCTCAGACCGTTTCGCTGACTTCATTGAAGGAAACGGATTCCGTGAGGTTGCTTTTTCCAAATATGTAGTCAATCGAAAAGGTGACACATTGGATGATGTGCACATGTTACTATGTAAAGACATGTCCGAACTCAATGGAATAGCAATCCATGTTAACTACAATGTTTTCTGTGAGATAGTGGAGATGCAGCACGTACCGTTTGAAAATTGCCGTCTAACAGAAGAAGATGAAAACGGTTATGTGGCAAAAATAGCAGTACATCCAGACTGGAGCGGAAAGAAGACACGTAAAGGGAAAGCTCTGCAGGTCAAGAAAGAAAACATCGACTACATAGACGTTTTTAACCCCAAAAAAGATGTGATACAGGCTCAAATAGAAGCTGCCGGAGGCATTGAATACTACAAAGGTCAAATCCTATGGGTATCAATGGCCGGGAAAAATACTTATCCAGTCGGAAAAGGTGACCGGGTAGCTACAGAGATGAGTACCGATGAAGGTCTGTCCAATGTCAAGTACAGAAATGTACGAAATAATTTCTTCCCTGGCGCTATGATATTCACCAAAAAGGGATCGAACATAACCTTTGACGAAGAAGGCAACGAAGTGAAAGATACGGACGATGACGACAGTTTCTCAAACACACTCATCCAATTGCAAGGTGATACGAATGCAGCAAAGATTATGGAAGTTACTTTAGAAAACGATGAGGAAAAGCCTGAAATAGTAAATATGAACTCACAAAATTACGACAAAGAATTTACCGTTACTGACGCAAGTGTGGTTGAACGTATTTATTCAGCTTATGGCCAAGAGCCATGGTATTGCATCCGTATTGGTAAAGTCGGATTCTCAGGCGATATTTTGGAAGATGCTTTCGAGTATTACAATTCTATCGTCAGCAAGCAACAGCGCTTAATAGAGCGTACCTTTAGCCGTATATTCAGCTATTGGTATGAGGTAGTCAACCCCTCTAATGATTATAGTGTTGAACCATTAAAGTATGTACGAAATGCAGCAGTATCTAATAACAACAGATGAAGTATCGGCTTTGTCTCGCGGAATGTCTGTACATCTCGATCCTGACAAGATAGAAACCTACATCCGTGAGTCAGAGAATATCTACATCAAATCAGCGTTGGGAGACGAACTGTTCCTTGACGTGAAAAAAAATCCTGAAAAATACCAGCTACTGCTTGACGGAGGTACTTATGAAACTAAATGTAAAAAGAAGATAATCATCACTGGACTTCGCGTAGCTTTGGCTTATTATACCTATGCCTGTATTGTCAAAAATGGAGATGGAAATGTATCCCGTTTCGGCTTCGTGAACAAGGAAGGTGAATATAGCAGTCATACAGTATTCAAGGAAAAGATGATGGTGTATAGCGATGCATGTAGTATAGCTGACCGCTACCTGAAAGAATGCGTGCTTTACCTAAAAGAATGCGGTATGCCACTTTATAACGGTGAAGGGAAATTAAAATCTAATAGAACTGTTTTTCGTGTAATAGGAGAATGAGCGATTCTGTTGACATATTAAAGAAACTGGCTCTTCAAGTAAGAAATGCATCTACAGAAGGAGAGAATACAGCTGAAAGAATTGGGCGCATATTTATCGGGATTCTAGAAAACATGGATAATTCTGATATAGAAAAGCTCACCAAATACTTTTTACGCAAAGATAAAGAAGACACTGCCAATGAGCTGATCACGTTTTTGAAAGGTCTTTTGATTGGTAAAAACGGTAGTGGTTGGACTGTATTGGAAGATGGTACGACACAAGCCGTTGTTGACCGCTTGTATGTGAAGATTAAGGCTGTCTTTGACGAGCTTGAAGTAAAGAAGAAGACGCATGTAGGTGGTGAACAGATCATATCTCCGGCCGGTATGAAGTGTGTCAGGGTGGAGGAACTTGATGAGAGCTACCGTTGTTTCTTTTTGTCGGAAGTTGATGGAGTGACAGTCCATAACGAATTTACAGTCGGTACATTAGCATTAGCCCAAGAATTTAACATTAAAGAAGGTACATCTCACAATGTATCCAACCGCTACTATTGGCGTGAGGTGACAGGTGTAGGATCTGACTATATTGATTTGAGCAAAACCAATGCCGACAAGGACAGTGATGTCCCGGCTGCCGGTGATGATATCATCGGGCTTGGGCACTTGACGGATATCACCCGTCAGGCAGCTATAATCTTATCATCAGTAAACGAAACTTCGCCTTCTATCACTTTTTATCAAGGTATCAATACATTTTCTTTGGCGGGTAAAGAAGTTATCGGGCTGGGCTTCGACAAGTCTACCGGACACGCCTATATCAATGTGTATGGTGACGCTTATATAGGCGCTAAGGATAAGAGTACCTATATTCGATATAGCCAGAAAGGCGGTGTGGATATCAAGGGTATGTTTCATATCGAGCAGGGATCTACCGGGTGGAAGAATATGGAAGGCTTGCCGGATGAGATACAGGCGGCTGCCGATCTGGCCCAAAAGGCTCAGGATGCGATAGACAATGCGGCTGTCGGAAGTGTCAATCTGTTGCGTAACTCCGGGTTTACTGGAGATTATGAAAGTGAAATATTGTCCTCTGATACTCAATTGTTGGCGGACACCGAACTTTTCAGCAAGCAATTAAAGTATTGGACGGGTGTGGCTACCGTATCCGCGGACAGTGCTGCCGGCTCCGGGTACTCTGCTGCAATCGGTAGTTTGTCCCAGTCCGTATCCTTGATTAAAAATGAAAATTATGTTATATCCTTTAAGGCTAAAGGTACGTCTGTGGCTGTTTCGTGTGGTGATTTCAGCACAACTCAGCCTCTTGCGTCCGATTATCAAAGATACACTTTCAAGTTCGCATTTAACGGTACAGGTATTTTCATGCTTAGCGGTACCGCAACCGTTTGTGATCTTCAGCTAGAAAGAGGGACCATTGCCACAGACTGGAAACTGTCCATTTTGGATAACGACAAGGCAACAGCCGGTTTTCAGTCAATCAATTATATCGCCAGCGCGATTAAGGATGGATCTGTGGATATCCTTGGCGGTTTGATCCTTGCCAATATGATCCAACTGGGCAACTACAAGGATGGTAAGATGCAAAAGGTCACAGCCGGAGTGAGCGGCATATACAATGACGATGATGATGTGGCATTTTGGGCAGGAGGAAAACTTGAACAGGCGATTCTGACTGTAATGAGGTTCCGTAATGATCCTGATTACCAGCCCACAGATGCGGAATGGGCGAACATGGCGAACTTCGTTGCCACTCATGGTGGCGATACGTTCCTTCGTGGCTATATTTATGCCTTGGGTGGTAAGTTCCGCGGTGTGGTTGAAGCCTTGGGCGGATTTTTCCGCGGAAAAGTAGAAACATCTGTTGACGGGAAACGCATTGTCATTGATCCGGATAAAAATACTCTTGAAATGTACACGACTGAAGGACATGCCACCTTGATATTAAGGTTCGACACATCATCAGACGGATGGGAGTATGGTGATTTGATTCTACGGAAATATGTAGGGGACCAATTGATACAAGAAACGACTGTATATCCGGAACGTATCAGAATACAGAATCATGTGGAAAATACGGATATCATTCTTAATCCCAATAACGTATCCTTCTATGGTTCTAAAGGCGAAACTCTGTTGGTTGGGATGAAACCGGTATATGACGGGGGGAGTGTGTCTAAGTATGTGGCCAATATTGAATGCAGTAATTGGCCGTCTAAAGATAACGTCAGTTCCGGGCAGGTATATGTGGAATATGAGACAGTAGAAGGAGTCGTGACAAACGGGACTTTAAAAGTAAAGAAGTGATATGGAACTGAATACTATTAACAAAACGGGAACTTGGAGTGAGGCGGCAGACCGTCTTAACAACAACTTTAGC